TACCATATGAACCACTAAATTTTTGGTCAGCTAATACAACTACACTTGCACTTATATTTCCTGCAAATGCTGCGGTTGTACCGGCTCCACTTAAAATTCCATCAGCTGATGAGATTGTATAAGAACCTGTATTGAATATAAATCCGTTTTCTTTAAAGAATGCGTATGAATAAGCTGATTTAGCACCATATGCTGAAGTACCGAACACCGATTCGATATCGTTATCATCTGATAATTCTAAAGATGCACTATATCCACTTACACCACTTAATACAATTGAAAAATCACCACCACCATTTAAATCAGAAATTGTTGTTCCTGTAAATCCTGCTGCACTTCCTGATGTATTAAATAATACTCCCAATGCGCCTGATTGTGAACCAGATGCCGCTATTAATAATAAAGGAGCTTTTTCGGTATAACCCGTTTTTCCAGCTACTCTACAAATAGTTGCAGTTCCTGCTTCTCTTAAATAATTTTGTACTGCCAACGGAGTATAATACGTGTCATCTACTGAACCAAAAAGTTGTTGGAATTCAGCTTGTGAATTTACTATTGTTGGAACTAATGGTCCTTCTTTAAAAGGTCCAATGAAAGCTGCACCTATATCAGCTACACCCTGTTGTAAGAATGAAAGGTCGTTTTCTTTTGTAAATACGCCTGGTGATACTATTTTCTCTGCCATTTTATACTTTAATTTATTTTTTAATGTCTACTATAAATATAATGTTTTATTTCAAAACAACAATTAAGTTATTACTTTAATGTTGTAGAGAAATAATTATACACTTGCTGTACGCTTGTTGAGTTTTGCAACACATTATAGAACAATACCGCTTGAATGCCACCATTCCAAAAAGAGGTTCTACCACTATTTGAACCTATTGTTACATAGTTTGTAGATGCCGGTGCAGTAAAGGCCGCTGATGAGAACGTACCAATTGATGCACCATCCACATAAATTGTACAAGTTCCACTTGGTTGAAATGCTGCTGAAATCAAATAGTTTGTACCAGCTGTCAATGATGTTGTTAACTGTGCGGAATTTCCCAATGCACTACCATAGAATTTTATTCTATTTAATGTAGAGCTATCAGTCGATTCAATTGCTAAACCATAAAATCCTGCATAATCAAAAATGAATCTTGATGTTGTTCCTAATGTTGTTGTAGGTCTAACCCAAACGTGAATAGTACCGGTATTAACATTAAATTGAGAATATCCACCATTGATGTTTGTTGCAGTATCTTTATAAAAGAATTGGTTAGTTCCGTTAAATGTTACATATGATGCTTTCTTATTAGCACCATTTGTAGATGTTGGGTTACCCCCTGTAATACTTGCGGCGTTTGGTGCACCTGCGGGTCTTACACCTGTACCATATCCACTCATATCTAACCAATCTGCTCCTGCACTTCCTGAATTGTATGATACTGTTTTATATTGGTCAACATACATTCTTAATCCCGTTGATGGAATATATGGTTGAGTTGTTGTACCTTTATTGTGTGAAATGTATCCATTTGCAATATAAACGTCAGCTTGTTCTACGTTAATAGTTGCAATTTCAACATCTTCGGTTATAACTTCTATATTAGTTACTTCAATTTCTTGCGTTTCATTTAAAAAATCATCCCATTTGATAATCATATCACCTGGAAGTATATTTTCTACATTTTTAAAATGATATTTTTCAATTTCGGAATCAAATACCCAAAGAGGGTGTGTGCCTGTTGCTTTTATTTCTCCGTTATTTATTGAATAATATCCACTTGCAAAGTTATAAACTACATCAGATACAACAACATTTTGTGCTGAACCTGATTGTGTATCTAATTGATAAAATCTCCATTCGGTTAATTGAGTATCAGTACCATCTAATGATTCATCCGGTAATCCTGCTGGCACCCATGCTTTAATTTCATCGCCAACATTTAAATCTTCAACATTTATTTCGCTACCATTTGCTAAGGTTACCTTAGTTCCAAATACCAAACAAAAATCCGGTTGGTTAATTGTGTTATAAACATCAACTGCGTATAATGTTTTAGTAGTTGTAGTATTGTAATTTGTTGCATTTAAATTATATCCATCGGCATATGTCATTGATAAAACAGAAGATGCTTCCGAATAGTTGGATGCTGCGATTGATGCGGGTGTAATTGGAAAAGATGGAGATGCTCCCAATGTTGGAGAACCTACTGAAAAGTTTGCATTATCAAATGTTACTGAATAGTTTGCTGCTACACTTCCTACTTTTGCACCATGCAAAGAACCTTGTGTTCCAAAAGAAAAAGTTGCTGTTTCCGATGTACTTTCTACAATATATGTATAAGTTGGTTGGTTTACTGTAATCGAATCTACTGCGAATGAAGTAAATGCAGTATTACTACCAGCGGCAGTACCACCTAATCCACCGATTGAAACCGCTTGTGTTGTTCTTGCAGAACCACTCACTGCTCTATATAAATTTCCTAATGATAAATTTGTCCTTGGCATAAGTTGTGTGTTATTCTCTGTTATAAATATCTAAAAGTTTTTCTTTCCATTCATCTTTATTAGAAAAGTATTTAATCATCCAATTTTTTAATTTTTCAAATTCGATTTTACGGGTTTCATAATCATCTTCACAAATTGTTTTGTAGGTCTCCTTAAATGTTTCCTTGTCAATCGCTTTGTATTTATAATCAAGTGGAACATGCCATTTTTCATGTAATATTGGAAGTTTACCCCAATCCACTGCTTCAAATATTCCGTATCCGAATGGTTCAAATTCAAAGCAAGAGTGAGATATTCCCCAATCAAGTCCGTAGAACCTTTCTTTATGTTTGTAATCAAATTTGTAAATTTTTGATTTTTCAAATTTGTATTCATATTTCTTTTTATAATATTTATTGAATGTTTCTGAATTAGTAGAAATGTATCCACCTAACCCATCCATATATTCAACATTTTTTCTACCTTCAACTCTTGCTGCATATCCAATTTGTATGGATTTAGAAAGCTCATTGTTTTTGGTAAATATATAATTATTTGGAATATGATGTAGATTTTCCGTTTCATATGGAAAATGATACAACCCTACCCAAACTTTATTTTTAATTTTATTTATTAATTCGTTTTCGTATTCCCAATTTCCGTACCAATGTAGATATTCATCTTTATCTTGCTGTGCCATTAAAGACACTTTGGTCAAATTATGAAAAACTATTGAATCAATTTTTTCCAAATTTTGATGAATAGCTCTGGTTGGAGTATAATGACCATGCAATATATGTATCCTTCTTGCACCATCTAATATTTTTATGATTTTATCTTCCGATGTTTCCCAAATATGGTCGATATCAATTGGAAATTCTTCGTAATTTTCGGGTTTGTGTCTATGGAATAGAAGAAGTGGCTTCACTTCTAAATGAGGTGCCACTTCTTTTATCCAATTAGTTACCCATATATCAGCACCGCTATTGAACCAAGGTCCTCCAGCGGTGGTGTAGTAAATATCATACATTTATTTAGAACCTATTTGTGCTTTTAATTCTTCTATTTGAATTTGTTGCTCTTTAATTGCTTCTACTAATAAACCAACCATTTTAGAATAATCTAAACCTAAATGCCCATCTTCTCTTTCCATTACAACTTCAGGTAAAACTTCCTGAACTTCTTGTGCGATAAGACCTGTATTAGGAGTTGTTTTAGTTACTTCATTTACATCCTCATTCCAAGTCCAAGTTACACCATTCAATTTAGATACTTTCTCTAAAGCGTTTGGAATTAATTGAATATTAGATTTAAATCTTTTATCTGAAGAAAAATATGCGGTGATATCGCCTGTTGCCGTAATTGCTCCATTGATTGTTAAACCTGCGAAAGTTGGTGAAGATGAAGTTGCTACTGCTTGTCCAATTGAAATTGTTACTGCTCCCGTTGCTCCACTCACACTAACACCTGTTCCAGCTACTGCTGAAGTTACACCGGCATTTGTTAATGTAATTGAACTACCTAATGCAACTGCTCCTCCACCACTCATACCAGTTCCTGCTGTTACAGTTACTGAAGAGTTTGTTAATTGTGCATTAGAAAGACCAGTAATTTGAGATGAACCAGATACTACACCATTATTTGCTCTAATTTGACCGGCGATTGAATTATGAGTTACATCAGAAGTTGTTAATACTGCTTGGTTTAATATAGAACCATATCCAGCTACACCACTTAAAGTAATTTGTCCTGAACCCGATACTAAATTTTGAATAGTAATATCAGCAGAACCATTAAATGAAGTTCCGTTAATTGTTCTTGCAGTTGCTAATGTAGTCGCAGTTGATGCGTTACCTGTCAGTGCTCCTGTAAATCCAGTCGAAGATACCGAAGTTAAACCTGCTAATGTTGTAGAAGTTCCACCTAATGCAGTCGATGTTGAACCGATTGTAATAGTATTTGTAGTGATTGAAGAACCAACTACTTGCGATGAACCACTTACTATACCCGATGGGATAGAAGAGATACTTGCATATGTAATTTGAGATGAACCTGAAACTACACCATTGTTTGCTCTAATTGGACCTGTGATGTTACCAGTCACTGTCAATGCGCCTGGAATCGATACAGTCGAACCATCATCGGTAATTTGAGAATCAACGATGTGTTCTAGGCCTGTTCCTTTTGTTAATCTATTGTTTGTTAAGTAAGTTTCGTTACCTAAATTGTCGTATGTTTGTGGTCCTTGTACGAAATGAGATGATGTTACATTTAAACCATTTCCTTTGTGAACTTGGATGAATTCATCTTGTACTGCATCGTATAAGAATGAACCAGAATTTCCTCCTGAACCACTATCTATAATGTTTATTCCTGCAAATCTAGATGATGGAGTGTTTGTATTTAATGTTACATATGCTGCTCCGATTACTAAATTTGAAGAACTGATATTTTGAATTGATGAAGAACCTGCTACTACTAAATCTTGTGAGATATATAATGAACCGGTAATTGTTTGAGTTCCTGTGAATACGTTTGCACTATTTGTTCTTGCAAAAGTTCCACTAACTGCTTCGTTTGCTGCCACTCTTTGTGATAAACTTGCAGTTGTAGATTCTAAGTTTGTTAATCTAATTGCATTTGAACCCGTTAGAGTTCCTAAAGTTGTAAATCTAGTATCAACCGATGCCGTATAAGTTCCTAAAGTTGTAAATCTAGTTTCAACTGAACCTGTATAAGTTCCTAAAGTTGTATTTTTTATATTTTCAGAACCACTAAATGTTTCTAAGTTTGTTAATCTAACACCATTAGAACCCGTTAAAGTTCCTAATGTAGATAATTGAGTTGCAATTGATGATGAATACGCAGTTACATTTCCAATACCATTTATAGAACCACTAAATCCTGCAGAGGATGATACAGAACCCGATAATACCAAAACATTTCCAAAGAAATTGGAATGATATCCTGTTGAACCTGAATCTATTCTAAATGTACTTAGCCCTGTGGATGGATTATGTATAGAAAATGCATCTCCATTATATGATTGTAAGTGAAATCCTTTTCCTGTTGTTGAATTTACTAATTCAATTTGAACATTTCCATCAGCTTTATTAATATTTAATCCACTAGCACTTACAGATAATCCAGCAGTAATTCTACCCGTTAAGGAAATACTTCCACTAAATGTTTGGTCATTATTAAAAGTATTACTTGAATTTATCCTAGCATATGAAGAACTAACTGTCTCGTTTGCTGCAATTCTTTGTGATAAACTTGCAGTAGTTGTATTTAAATTTGAAATAGATACATTTGCAGAACCTGTTGCGGTTTCTAATGCGGTCAATGTTGCTAAATTAAGTTCTTTTACAACAGTTGTTCCTGCTACAAATTTAATTGAACCCGTTGAAATATAAAGGTCTCTCCAAATTTTTGAAGCAGAACCTAAATCAAATGCATTTGTTGTTTGTGGGATAAGAGATGAACTCAAAGATGCTACAACATTTACAGTATCAGCAGTTGCATCACCAATTGTGATAGCTCCGCCTAATGTTAAGTTACCTGCAATATTTGCATTTCCTGTAATGTCTAATCCAGAACCCGAAATTGCTCCGAAGTTTCCGGTACTTCCTGTTCCCGTTGATGATAATACGATATCGCCTGTTGCTCCACCAATTACTAAAGTTCCCAATGTGGTGTTCACATATGGTTCTCCGAATGCTAACGAACCCGATTGTTGTGCGGTTGTCCCACGTCTAAATTTAAGTGCCATCTAGTTTACCTTTTTTTTAGTACTGTTATGTTAATATGTATAAATATCTATTTATTTTCCAATCTATCAACTTTAGCAGATAATTCTTTTATTGCTTCAATTAATAATGGAATAATTTTTTCGTATTGAACTGCTTTAAATCCGTTATCTCTATTTGTTACGATTTGTGGAAGTATTTCTTCAACTTCTTGTGCAATTACTCCAATATCATTTCCTTTATGAGAATGTATTTCATCATATCCGTCTTTCCAATTATATGTGTTACCACTAATTTGATTTACTTTTTCTAAAGCGTTTGAAATTGGAATAATATTTTCTTTTAAACGAATATCCGATGAGTAATATGCGGTAATATCTCCCGTTGCTCTAATTTCACCACCTGTTCCACTTGCCGTAGTTCCAACTCCAATAGAAGAAAATTGTACGTTTGCTGATGTACCAACTGCTTGTCCAATTGATATCGTTGGTGTTGCAGTTTCGCCACTATTATTTGTAATGGTTACACCGGTTCCCTGTACCAAAGATGCTACATAATCGCCCGTTGTATGAGTTCCTAATGTAATTGAATTTGCAGTTATTACTTGCGAAGAACCTGAAATTACACCTGCTGGCAATAATGGAACAATTTGTGCCGATGAACTAATAATACTTCTGCCCGTTGTTTCATAAGAACCAGAAGCAATTCCACTTCCACCTAATATTTGAGATGAACCTGAAACTACACCCGTTCCTTGTAATATAGTTGCAATAGTGATACTTCCACCCAATGATACCGAAGTACCTGCTATTGTAATACTTTTGTTTGTTATAGCAGTACCATCAACTTGCGATGAACCACTAAATATTCCTCTACCTTTAGTTTCATATGATGAAGTTGCTGCTTCTATATTATTTAATCTAATATTGGCAGATGAGGTAAATGTATTTAATGAAGATGTTGTTTGTTGAATTGCTAAAAATTGTGCATTAAAATCAATACCACCAAAAGAGATTCTATTAATATATTCTACCGATGAACTTAACACCAAATAAGATGCAGTCATACTTGCAGTAAAATTATTTAAACTTGCAGTATATAATCGTAACGTTTCTGCTTTTGTTTCCAATGATGCAGTATATGTTGCTAACGTACCAAATCGTGTATTAACTGAACCACTAAATATATTTAAATTATCTATACTAATTTGCTGTGATGCAGATGAAGCGTTTAAATTCGTTACTGAAATGTTTACACTTGCGGATGTAGTTTCTAAATTGGTTAATCTAATTGCGTTTGAACCAGTAAGAGTTCCCAATGTAGAGAATCTAGTTTCAACCGAACCTGTATAAGTTGCTAATGTTGAAAATTTATTATTTGTTGAACTCGTATGAGTTTGAACTGCATCAAATCTTGTATTAACATTTCCACTAAATGCTTGTAATGCAACTACTGAAGATGTTAATAATGCTATCGATGCAGTCATCAAAGATGCCGATGTATATAAACTAGCGGTTGCTCCGTTTAAATTAAAAATCGAAGTGTTTAAACTTGCAGTTGTAGAATTAATATTTGTAATACTAATATCAACACTTGCCGATTTAGTTTGTAAATTGGATAATCTACTATCTACCGATGTTGAAAATGCAGAAAAATCGGTTGAACCCGAAAGAACTCCATCTCCACCTGCTAATAATATTTTACTTTCATTTGCCAATGCTCCTGCCTTCCAGTAGTCATTTGTGGAATCCCAAAGTAAAGAACCGGAAATTGTATTTGGTGCAGTTGGGTCTTTAACTAATAAACCACCATTTGTATTAGATGAACCATTTAATTCAATAATATTATCACCTAATTGAATTGTAGTAGAATCTATTGTAGTTTGTGTTCCTTTAACAACTAAGTTTCCTAATATTGTTATAGATGAACCAGTTAATTCAATTGCAGTTTTTAATGAAGATGAATATAAATTTAATTGTACAATCGATGTGTCAACACTTGCCGATTTACTTTCTAAATTAGTTAATCTACCATTATGTGAGCCAGATGTGGTTTCTAAATTTGTTAATCTACCCAATGTAGAACCACTAAATGTATTTAAAGATGCTGATGATATTTCTAATTTATCTAATCTGCTATCCAAACTTGCACTTATTGGGTCAACATATCCTTTAACTGCAAATTGCGTTGGAACAGTATCTTCACCATATAGTCCAACCGAATTTAATAAATTAGTATTATTACTTACTTCTTGTAAAATAACACCCGCGTCAAAACCATTTCTTCTAAAAGGGCCAATTGCGTTTAATCCGGTTAAATTAAAACTATCCGATGTGATTGATACTTCTCCGGTTAATTGATTTACAGAAAAATAATCTCCAATTTTTAAATTACCAATATTATCTACCGAAGTATAAAATACTCTACCAGGAGCAAACTCATTTATTTCTCTTGTTCTAAGAGGGATTCCACCAAATTTAGGAAGTGCATTATAAGTTATACCACTACCAACATATTCCATAACAATATTACCGGTGGATATATTTGATAATTGGTGAAAATTTAAAATAGAA